AGAAGTCTGGCGGCGGATATATGCCCTATGAGCACGACCTGACGCTGATGTGTGAGAAGCAGAGGAACGGTGACATTGAGGAGTGGTACAAGCTCTGGTATCACCGCGAGAGTCAATCATTTTGTGAAAACGAGCAGATGAACGTAGTGAGGTACACATGAACATCACCCTACCCTGGCCGCCGAGCGTCAACACCTACTGGCGTAAATGGCGCAACCGAATGGTCATCTCTGAAGCAGGCCGCCTGTACCGTGAGGCGGTGATGCATCAGATTATGAACACTAATCCGACCGCACATTTCGAGGGTCCGATCGTCGTTGAGGTGGAGGCGTTCCGTCCTGACAAGCGCAAGCGGGACCTCGATAATCTTTTGAAGGCGCCGCTCGATGCGCTGGCTCACGCGGGTATTTACAAGGACGACTCGCAGATTGTAGACTTGCGTGTCTACTGGGGCGATATAGTCGCAGGGATGCTTAAGGTAACTATCAAAGAGGTTGAAAGTGCAAATTAACGAATGGATTCAAGGGTTTGACGCTGGCGTTGCGATCATCATCCAGGAGGTAGAGGCGTGGATGAAGCTACGCCCTGAGCAGGAATCGGTCCTCGAGCCCCTGCTGGAGCACCTCAAGCGTGAGGAAGAACCGGAGCCAAAAAAAATTTGAAAAAAAGTGAAAAAAATCTACACATGACCAAAAATTCTGTGTAGCATTCAACTCATGGGCTGCACGGTGTGGCCCAGCTTAAAAAGGACAGTGAAATGAACGCAGTTACCAACATCGAAGCCCTCGCACTCCAGACCAACGAAGTTGACGAGCTGGGTGCCTTACTTGCCCAGATCGCAGAGTTGACTGCACGGGCTGACGCGATCAAAGACGCAATGAAGGACGAGGCGACTCTTCCAGGCGGCGCCAAAGTATTTGAGGGTGCTCTCTTCAAGGCAACCCACTCTGAGTCCAACCGCTCCGTTGTGGATTGGAAGGCCCTGGTCAAGTCCTGCGGCATCAGCGCCGACAAGGTGGCCGAGTTCACGAAGACGACCGCGGTGTTCTCGATCAAGGTCACATCCCGCTAATCTAACCGGCCCCCACTAAACCGGGGGCTTTTTTTATGCAAATTGAAATCGCAGAATCGACCACAATCCTCTTGATCCATGCTCGCAAGCTACAAGAGATTATGGCTTCTTCATCACCGGACAGAACACTTGTCAACTCATTGGTCAGTGATTTACTCTTTCATTGTTCACGTCTATATGTTGGTAACAATGAAAGTAATCGAGTTGAAGAATCACTTCGGAAAACGCGGTAACTCAAGCGCCCGAGCGGTAGAGGAAGAGGAGCTGGTTGAGCTACTTGGCCATTTGCGTCCAGAGAATAAGCGCGTCAAGGTCTACTCTAATTATGGCTTTGTCACTAAGTCGTACCAATTCCCGTGCAAGATCCAGTTCATCGAGGCAAAGCGCCAGAAGGATGGATCCTGGGACTTCAATATTGGGTGGGAGTCGGCGGCCAGGAAGGATGGCATCGGCGATCGAATCATCGTGGAGTAGAGTATGGAGCGCGATATTGCGTGGCGTAAATGGCGGGACAGCATCATGGTCGGAAACGGTAACTACCATCCTCTTGAGGAGCCGCTATACAAGTGCTGGTGTGCCGCCTGGGACAGCGCCTGCTTCTCGTTTGAAGAGGCCAAGCCGCCGATGGGTCTGGGGCAGCGCCAGCTCGTGAAGCTCGCACTAGCGGCAGGCCTGATTGACAAACACGAGAATTCGAAAGAGTATTACGTCAAGGGTGACCTGGATGAAGTTGTCGATTTTGCGCGTCTGGTGGAGGACGCACACAACATCTAACCGCCGTCAAAAGGAGATGGATAGATGTTCAAACTGGCCAGGAAAAACTATCTTCGCGAAATTTTTAGCGGAGGCAGTAGCTGCACAGGAGACTGCGGACAGGGCCGAAGATGTACCTGTGACCCCGATCGGGAAGAACGCGCAGGGAAGCCTACTAATCGCGATACAAAGTTACCGATCGGGAAAACCATGACGCACCAAGACATCATCAATATGGCAGTGGAGGTGGGTGCTACAGGTTGTGCCAACCCGGACAAGTGGGGCTTTTTTGAGATTAGTTATACGAGCCTTGAACGCTTCGCCCGCCTTGTCGCCGCGCATGAGCGGGAGGAGTGTCGCTTGATAGTGCTAGACAACAGCGACGCTGAAGGCATCTGTTGTACCGATGATGTGCTTGAAGCCTTCCGACAAAGAGGGGAGAAATGACCGATTCAGAAATGCTGAAAGAAGCCGACCGTATTTTGTGTGAGGCCCGAAGCGCAATAGGAAAGATCAGAGTGGAACGCGAAAGAGGAATGGGTTACTTCCATGCCGAGGTCGATTGGTTGGTTAATGAATACGACAACATCATTAACTTGATTAGAGCTATCCGCGCAAGGGGAGAGAAATGACCTACACCTGCCTGCGATGCGGCAAATCCATCCGTACGATTATTGTTAACTGCCCGTACTGCGGGAGATGTCCATTATGACCATAGCTAAGATTCTGTGCTGGCTGCTCGGCCATAAAAACACCATCAGTTGCGTTGATGCCCATTACCGCCATACGCAGGATAGATGCGAGCGGTGCGGCGTGATGCTGCCAATCGGATACCACGAATTCTATGAGGATTGGTCGTGAAGGTATGGGTTGACCCGCCTGAGGGGTGGAGATATGGTTTCCCGAAGGTCTGGGACTCCGATCTGCATTCCAACATCTATCATTGGTTAGATGACCGCGGCTATCCGCCAGACGTTCGGGAAAGTTACGGTGAATTTTTTACGGTCCGACAGTGGCCATTAAAGGAACAGAATGAGCCAGCAGAAGGTGCTTGAATACTTAGAAGCAAACGGCGAGACGAGGATGCGTGAGATCAAGATTGAGGGCGTAACTCCTAAGGCGGTATCAAACATTTTGCTCCGGCTCGTGGACGCCGATAAGGTAATTAAACAGGTTCTAGGCGGTCGTCGTACGCTCTACAGTATTAAGCCGCAGCCGGTAGAGCCAGACTACTCCGTCATCCTGCGAAACCTGCCTAGGGAGATGATTGATGGATGAAGAACACGAGCCAACGTTCGTCGTTGATCCGTACCCGTCTGATCACGCACTCAGAGTTGGATGGTGGCGATTCCTGACCATTGAAGAGATCAACGAGTCAATCGAGGAGGCGATGGCCAGGCTCGACAATAAGGAGACGATCTCGAAGGAGCTTGGGCTCGAGCTGTACGACGTCGTGGCCATTAAACTAAAGGACAGAAACTGTGTCTGATGAGGTCAACAGCCCAGGCCACTACACCGCGGGCGGAATCGAGACTATCGACTATATGCGGGCCAAGGCGAGCCCTGAGGAGTTCCGGGGATACCTGAGGCTCAACGCGCTCAAGTATCTCAGCAGGGCCGGTCTAAAGGGCGATGCGGTGACCGATCTGAAGAAGGCCGCCTGGTACATCAACCGTCTGATTGCGGAGCTTGAGAGTGAACGATCCGGCTAACATCCGCGGTGAAGTGAAAAAACGCAATCCCGTAATCCGCGATCTGATCCAGAGGCCTCCTCGAGGGTCGGGAAAGCACAAAGACAAACGGAAACAGAATGAGAATCGAAGCAAAAATACGCCGGTTCACGATCCTCGTCATTCCTGAGCACTGGTGCTGGGCCGAGAAGGCTGACGGACAGTATGGTCTGGCCATAACCTATTGGAGGCGGGCTAGATGGCAGTGGGGTGTGCGCTTTAGCCTGCTGTGGGGCCGCAGCCGTCCGTTCGTAAGGGTCACAACCTACTCCTGTCCAACCGCGGGCACGGCGGGTGTTGTCAAGACTCTGGAGTGCGTTCTACCTCATACGGACCAGCACAAGTATCACTGGTGGAGACGTTAGGGTTTGTCCCTAGAAAATATTTTCAAAAAAGTTTACACAAGACCAAAAAATCTGTGTACAGTTCAACTCATGCGCTGAACGTCTCGGCGCAAAACAGAAAGGACAGTGAAATGCTTGCTTCAATCTTCAACGCACCAGCTAAACGCTTCATCCTGATCATGCACACCGATGCGTCGATCACAACCGAAGTTCTCCGCCTGACCTTCTCTTCGAAGGCAGAAGCAAAAGCAGAAGCCAAGCGCCGCGGACTGAAGGCCTGGAACTACTAATCAAACCGGGGGTCTCGGCCCCCAACTCAAAAAAGGACAGTGAAATGAAGACTTTTGAATACCACCCAATCGCCCACTCAAAGCTGATTGGCGTTTGCCCAGACGGCACCCCACTGCGCTCCTGGTCCGAAGGCTCCCGTACCTTTATCGAGACCTACGTTCACTTCACAGCCGCATCGGGCACCACTTACGGCCTCGTGAACGTCGTAGAGACCACCGCAGTCTAATTCCATCATAAAAAAGGACAGTGAAATGAAAGACTACTCAATCAGCCTTATGGATACCTCTGGCCGGGTCGCAGTGCTCTCAATCTGGGGATGCGACCTTGATGAGCTTATTTCAGCCGGCGTGGCCCTCACCGCAGCTTGCGACCAACTAGAGCAGGAGGCTTTTGATGCCGCGGTCAACGATGGCCGGATCGGTGAAGAGGCTGGGATGTTCGACTCAGTCAACCACCCATGCCCGTAAGGGTTTCCCCTAGTAAAAAAAGTTCAAAAAAGTTCACACAGACCGATTCGTTTGTGCCACTATTTGTCTACGGTCACTAACGATCGCAACCCAGAAAGGACAGTGAAATGAACATCAAGCAAGAAATCAAGCGGTTCCTCGAAGACCAGGCGTACCCAGCAATCACCGAGACAGAGTTGTCAAAAGAGTATCTGGTAGAGCAGTTCGTGACCTTCGCCAACTTCGAGGCTTTCAAGGTCGCAGGCTTTGAGAACTTCGAGTGGGTCCAGAACCTGATCGACGAGCCATCACACTCCTGGGCAATCCAGTGGGTAGCCGAAGAACTCGCGCAGCTCGAGGGCCAATAAGATGGACGACTTCGAAATCAAACAGCAGCGGGAAAAAGAAACCCGCGCCCTGGTCGAGCAGGCCGTCGATCGGATGTTCAACGAATGCAAACTGGACGAGAGCATTAGGAAGGGCTTCTCTCTGGGTTGCACCACCGGGATAGCCGCAATGCTCTTCCTGGACCTCTCTGAAGAACGTCAGAAACACTGGATGTATTTTTTCAACAAGGAACAGAAATGACGATCGCATCAGCTAAAGTGGCCACCAAGTGCCTGGTACTCAACGGCATCAACCTCGTCCCACACTTCCACATCCCAGGCTACTACGGCCTCCCAGGTGGACTGATAGCCAGTGAAAAGGAGCTCGTCCGCCGCGGTGCAAAGAAGAGTATGCTCATGCTCTGGCCAAAATTTGACTAACACAACACTTTTTATGTCATAATGGTCGCTCGCTCCCATGCGGTCCGTCGGTGGTGGGAGCTTGCAAACCCCGTTACACGAGCAAGCCAGAGCGGGGGCGGTGGGCGAATCCTAGAGCCGGGTGGTTGAAAGAAGTCTGGGAAGCGTTGCCAGAGCAGCGTAAAGCGGTCCTGTGTCTTTTACATAGATACGGTAAGGGCTAGCATTGCCAGAA